TGTGGTATTACTTAAAGCTAGAACCTCTGCAAAAGTATCTACAGTATCTTGCTGTGCGTCTACGTAAGCTTTAACAGACTGCTGAGATGGAATACCTGTAGCACTGTTGGAAGACATATCATCTTCATCAAGGAATGCTTTACCATCTAAAATATTTAACTCTGCGGCTGTAGACGTAACTCCGTCAAGGATATTTAACTCTGCTGTAGTTGATGTAACGCCATCAAGTAAGTTTATTTCTGTTGCGGTAGCTGTGACTCCGTCAAGGATGTTAAGTTCTGCAGCAGTACTTGTTACACCGTCAAGTATATTAAGTTCTGCAGCAGTACTTGTAACTCCGTCAAGGATGTTAAGTTCTGCAGCAGTTGCAGTAATTGCAGTACCGTTAAAGTTAATAGCGTCTATGTAAGCTGTTCCATCAATATAAATATCTTTCCACTCTTGCGTAGAGCTACCTAAGTCATAAGTGCCGTCATCGTCAGGAATAATATGAGAATCTACATTAGCACCAAATACAACGTTGTCAGTAGCAGCATCACCCATAGTGATTGTGCCACCGTTAAAAGTAGTCGTACCTGTGACAGTAAGATTACCGCCTACTGCTACATTACCTGTTGTAGTAATTGCATCAATATAAGCAGCTTTAAAGTACAGTGAACTTGTACCAAGGTCTACGTCACTATCGGTTACAGGTACAATGCCACCATCTTGAATACGAATCTGTTCTACTGCTGACCCGCTTACCTCTACAAATACGCCCCATCTATTGTTAGTGCCGTCTACTACAATCTTATTATTAAAGTCTATATCGCCAATCTGAGGAATGTTACCGCCTTGCCCAGCATTGCCATCGTGTTTATGTCCAGTAGAACTATCGCTACTAGAAGAGTATGTAAAAGCGTTTACAATTTGGTTATATTCATTATTAAACAAAGAAGCTGTAATTGTGTCTCCGTCTGAAAATGAACTCTGTCGCGTATAATTCTGGGCCATTTAATTTATCTCCTACCTGCTGGCATATAATCTACATAAACACCGTTGACAGCGTATGCTGCTTTTTGATCTTCACTTGAAATTCTAAAGCTACAAGTGTTACCTGATCCTTCTAATGTAATTCTTTCCATAGGGTCACTTGTTGCTCCAAATGTCACTGCGTTAAAAAGAGAAGTCCCAAAGATAGCAGGTAAAGCAATCGTAGAAATATCACGCGCTTCTGGCTGCGGTACTTCAGGATCTTCATAATCATATCTAACTCTAAAAGAAGGAAGAACTTCTCCTTCGGGACTAAAAGAAACTCTTGCATATTTTAAAGTTTTTCTAGTACCTACATCTCCAAAATCAAAGTTAGGTGTTTCGTATACGGCAGAAATATCTACGGCTGAACCATCAGCATAAAAAGAATTACCGCTTGTATGGTTGTATATGTAGCCGTCTTTATCTCCGTGATACACTTTTTCTATACCATCCGAATCTAAGTCAGATATAAAACCTAGTGCTTGAATACCTAATGTCTCTGACCAAGCAAAACCATTAGGTGTTAAAGTTCCTATAATACCTCTAGCAACTGTCGTGCTTTCTGTATTTGTGCTGTAAAATAATCTATACTGTGACTTACTTCTAAGTACAGCACTTGTAATAATATATCCTGAGTTAGCCGCAACGTCTGAGATAATACTCTGTATTTGACGACTGACACTTCCTAATTCAACGTCACCGATTCTTGCTGTACCTGCAACAGTACGTACACCATCAGGAGAAAGAAACAAAAGGTCACCACCAATTTCCTGAATACTTCCGCCTGATAAACAGCCTACGTTAGTTGTTATAGGAGTCACAGAAATAGAGTTAGCGTCATTTATATTAGAAAGCTTATGAATGCTGTTTTTACAGAATATAATAAGGTCACTACGAAAACTTGCTAGACCTACAACAGCGTCAGAGATTACTACACTTCCTGATCCTGCACTACTAAAGCTATCTATATCATTTGTACCGCTGTAGTAAATAGTATTCTTAGCTGTTGGCGCACCTGCAACAACTAGATGCTTGTCGTGTATAACACCTACAGCAGGGCCGGTTGTGCCGCTTACTGTTATTTCTTTCACAAAAAAAGTACGTGTTGTTAAACCACCAGTTCCTGTCATTTGAAAAAGTAAAGGCTCGTTTACGCCATCACATATTATTATTTCACCGTAGTCTGAAGTACCTTCATAGATTGCAAAAGTACATCGGCCTTGACTTGCTCTGGTTGCTACTGAACGTCCTGTAAAAGTGCTATAATTATCACCGCTAGAATGTACGGAGGCTTTATTTAGTTGTAGCCAAGCATCTTCACCGTCTATGCTAAAGAATATATCTGTACCAGAGCAAACAATAACACCGTCACCGTATATAGCCATACCTAAAATAGTATTAGTACCATTAGGCTTAGTGTCTCCAAAAGGAGAAAAGCCGTCTATACGTCTATAACCGCCATCAGGGTCAACTTCAAAGTTACGGAGCCTTGTAGCTTGCCCCGGCTGCTGAAGCATCTCTAACTGATTTAGGTTGACGTTTAAGCCACCTTTGCAGGAATATCCCCAAGGCTGCGACATTAGATAAATCTCATTCTATCGTCTTTAAAATATCCCGGCGTAGGTTCCATAAGATGAAGCTTCATCAACTTTAATCCTCTTTTGTAATCTTCTAAAGCGAATGCAGCAGCCTGCGGATTCTCTTTGAACTGATGCATAAAGTATCTTGCTCTAGCCAGTAGTACAGGCTTGTAAGTGTCAGCAAAAACAATAGCATCGCCATAAGCATCTAGCTGTGTAGGGAGATCAAAAGCGTAGTACCAGATACGATATACTTGATCTGGAATAGGACTTAAGCCAAACTTACGGCTGTCAGGGCTTCTTACAACTCTACTAGGTACGCCATACTGTTGAGTATCTGCGTCATCTTGATTCTGAGAAACTCTAAAGAAGTCTTTCCATTCTTCAGTAGTCGTATATTTAATATTACGGATAGTGTAAGGTGCTGACTCTCCTGAAACGCCTACAGTAGTTAGTAGGAAGTTATCCCAATCAATATAACCGTAGTCAGTAGTAACGTTATCAGAAGCTGGTTTAAGCTCATACCAGCGTGTACCTGCTACAGTCTCTACGTACACATTACCGTACATAGGATCAGTCTCACCGCTTTCACCCGTAGACAAGAAAGGCCATTGAGGTTCTTCATTAACAATATCTAGGTAAGCTCTGTTAACGCAGTCTTTAGCGTGTTGCTGTACACCAATAGCATTAGCAAACGTAGCTGAAGTTAGTGCAACCTCATTCAGCTCTCGTAGCAGTTCATTTGTTAATTGAAGAAATGTAGTAGCCATTATTTTTTATGCGTCCTTTGAACCGGAAAATCAACTGATTTACTTGCACCCTTGTGCGGCTTAAAACCATCTTTAGGATCTTTCATAATCTTATAGGCTTTCTCAACCTTCATCCAATGGTAACCTTTAGGAGCGTCTACTTTCATCGCTTTGTCTTCTTTGAAGTTTTACTACCACATTTCTTTTCCATGTCAGCAATAGAAGCGTAGCCGCCTTTGTTGTATTTAACTTTGCTACCCGTCTTCTTTTTATCCATCATCATTAGTCTTGCTCCATATCAAAAGTTTTAGAAGTCTCTCTTGCTATATCTATTTCTTTCTTGTCTCCAAAGATACGATCATAGTTTTCCTGATATTTATCCTTGTCAAAACCCTTACGAAAACGACTTTCTTTTGAGACAATCGCTTTCCTAAACATTACAGGCTTATCATTGTTTCCTATTTGTGGCATCTTTAATTCCTTTATGTAAAAAGAAAAGGGGGCTTTTTACGGCCCCCAAGTCTTATTTAGTCAATGCCATAGAAAGCTGAAACCAGAGCATCTGGTCGCAGTACTTTAGCACCGTATACGTGCAGACCACGTACAATGTCACCAAAACTATCTGGGTCACGAATAACCTCAGTGCTAGTAATAGTCTGAGCCGTAGCTGTAGCAGACATATGACCAGCAAGACATTGACCAGCAGCGTTAGTCGTTGCAGCAATGTTATTAGTTTTGTACATGTCAAATCCACGCAGCTTACCAGAGCTTACCAAACCATTACGGATGGAGCCTTGACCAGCGTTGTAGTCAACAGACAAGAGCTTAGAAGAACTTTGTACAAGGACTTCGTAGAACTCTGGATTAGCCAAGAACCAACGACCTTCTTCTGGAATATTTTGCTCGTCAAGAAGACGGGCCATATGAGAAAGAACGTCAATAGGATCATGCTCGCCTGTAGCGAAACCAATGTCCAAGTTACCAGTACCGTCAAAAGTACCACCAGCAAGGTCAGTTGCACTATCAGAACCAAGAATGTGGTTCGGACTTGAAGCAGAAACGCCTGCGATCATAGCAGCAATTACACCTTCGTCAAAAGCATCACGCAAAGCGTAAGCTGCAGAAGAGGTTGCTACGTCACGGAAGTTTACGTGCGACATGTTTGTTTCAATATCATCAACGATGAACTTAAATGCGTTAGCAGTATCAACAACCAAAGTTACTTCTTGGTCAGTCAATTTAGTCTGCGTTACATCAGCACCACGCTCATACTGGTAAACAGTAATTTCGGGTTCTTTGATGATTCGTACAGTATCGCCAAAGGCAGAGATTTCACCAGCATAGTCAGTATTCGTAATAGCTTCCGCTACTGAAGACTTCCTAAAGAAGTTGAGTACTTGCTTTGAATATACTTTTGGTAGGAAAAACGAATTAGTTTGTCCTGATACAGAGTTACCAAAGTTACCGTTGGTGTCTGTGGATTGTTCAAAAAATTGGTCTGATTGGTTATAAGCCATTTTATATTACTCCTAAGTAGAAAAGATTATCCTCTACGAACTCTTCCCTCTTCCATAGCAATTTTGATTTCATCTTCGTGTCTATCAAATTGATCAAGGGACATTTTCGCTATTTCACTTTCCGTCCAGATCTTAGCTTCTTTAGCATCTACATTGGTTGTTTTAGTAGATACCATATCTGCTGCAGAACCACCTTGCGGCTGTCTGTTACCTGAACGTCTTTTGCGAGAACCTTGTCCTTTACCAGTTTCTAATTTATAAAGATCTAAAGCTTTAACAGCTAAAGTAACATTATTAGGATTATTATAAATCCAATCTTGTATCTGATCAGGCTGCTCCTGCGCCCACTCATGAAAGCTATCGTCTCCTCTAATTTGATCAAAGTCAGGATGTCTTTCTTGAAGAGCCGACTCAGCTTCTCGCGCTGCGATCTCTGCTTCCCGTTGTTCAATAACAGAAAGTTTAGACCTTAGTGCTTCTACTTCTTGTTGGCTTCTCATATGAGCTACAGTTTCTACTGTATCATACAGATCAGGGTATTCAGTTCTAAAACGGTCTAAGTCCTCTTGAGTCTTAGGAGCTTGATACTGGGGTTCAGCTTCTTTAGCCTGATCCCTAAGTTCTTGCTCAGTGCGCTTAAACTCTGAAAGCTTCTGATCATAATGTTTCTTTAAATCATCATAGCGTTTCTTATAATTAGTACTTGGTTCATCCTCAGAAGAAGGGGCCTTTTTCCGGGTGGCCTTCTGCTGTTGAGGTTCGTTATCATCTTCATAATACAAACTTTCAGCCGCGCTAGGTGTTTGCTTTCTTTCCTGCTTGTGCCAAGATTTACGTGCATTATATGGATTTGATACTTCTTCCTCTTCATATGCCTGTTCTGACATGGTTCTCTCCTTTTCTACGGGGCTTGTTTCTTGCAAGGTAGCCAATTTCAAACGTCTTTAAAATCTGGGGCTTGATACTACAAGGTAGCCGTACTATTGTTTATCGTCTTCCTCCCATAAGGCTTGGCATTTGATTAGCAGATATCATAGACTGAGCTACAAGATCTTCATCCTCTTCTTCCAACGGTTGACTAGGGTTTCCTAGCAAACCTCCTACTGCGAGTCCGACTTTACCTCCACTAGCTTTTCTTTCGGCATCGTCCATCATCTTCTGAAGGTTGTCTGCTCCAATCTCACTAGTGGCTTCTTCTGTGACTACAAACTCACCATCGCTTAGTCGCGCAGGTATTGAGTCTGAGACACCTGTTCCGGGGCCTTCAACTTCTCCAGCTCCCGAAAATTCTGATGCAGTCGTTACGACCTTATCAAAAATCGCACTAAGCCTTGGATCTGATTCCAAAGCTCCCATTAAATATTCTTGTTCACCATCGTCTAGGGATTCTCCTAGTACATAGTCCATGTAGTCTTCTTCCATTTCATCATCTGGTAGCTGTGATGATTCTGCATTTGCTTGTTCTTCTGGAGTGAAAGTGTCTACTGGCATATCCATTTCAGGAGCTACAAGCATTGAACCGCCTTCTGCTTTTTTCTTTCTAGCGGCTGCTTCATTCATGTCTCTATCCATTTGTGCTTCTTTTTCCATTTGAAGATCAAGTAAAAGTTCTTTTTTAGACATTGCTTTAATTCTATCTATAGCTCCTTTAGAAGCTTTAGGAGGAGAGTTTTTAGATGGAGCTATTTCTCCTGTAGTTTCACGTTCAATAAGGTCTCTACGATGTTTTTCTGCTTCATCATCTAACATACTTTTTTTATTGGGCATCTTTTCTCTCCATTTCTGCTTTAACGCTTTCCTTTAACTGCTCTAGTTTAACCAGAGAATTCAGCTTCCCCTGACTGCGGTACAGCTCCAGTTCCGATGTTGCCACCGCCAGTACCTGTTGCTCCAAGGTCTTGGCCTTGTGGAGGTACTCCTTCAGTGGCTCCCATAGCTCCGGGTTGTTCACCAGTGGGGCCAGCTTCCGCGCCAGTTGCTTGTCCAGCATTTTGCATTCCTATAATTTGAGCCATCAATGCTGCTTCTTCAGGATCGTTGATCAATTCATCTGGATCAAGATCAAGGCGCAGGATTCTGTGCAGTCTGTAAGAACATTGTCAGTCGCTGACTTCTTACTTCTTTCTGCATTAGGCTATTAGTACCCGTAGCTTTTACTTCTAGATCACCTTTAACATCTAACTTAGACTCTAAGAATTGCATGTTCCACTGGAAGTATGCTTCACCCATCGGCTTAAGTAAGAAGTCATCAAGATTCTTTATTACTGTTTTAATATTAAGAGATGCTGCGCCAAGTAGCATAGACATACCTGAAGCAGTTCGTGTCATACTTTGGACACCTGTTTGACCATGTGAATAGCTTGGAATACCTGTTTGTTCATCTGCAAGCTGTCTGAACTTATCAAACATCATCATGTTTTCTTGTGAGGTATTAGGAAACTTTAAGCCGTTGATAGCTGTTCCGGGCATTCCTGCTTGTCTGCGGAAAACCTTGCCGGGATATATTTCCATACTTTGACCACCCACAAGAGCAGTCTCGTCTACATCAAAGACAAGCGATCCTGATAACGCTAGATTGTCTATTGCCATACGAGCATGACCATTCATGATCTTTTGAGAGTCATCCATGTTCTCTGCAACCCCTATGCCAAAAAAGCTATAAGGGTTACGCTCATAAGGAAAGGCATGATAAGGCAACCTGAAAGGCGTAAAAGGATTTATTACTGCTCTTAACATTTGACCGTTGCAGATCCAAGCGTTTACTTGTACTTCATCTAGGTCATCTACTTCCTCTGGTATATCCATACCAACTTGGCGAGCATACTCAGCGTCTATTACTCCCCAATACTCTAGAACTTCAAACTGTCCTGACCCTTCTTCGCCTGTGCGGTGGTCATCTTTTAGCTCTTGTTCATAATCCTTTTCTTCGTAATTAGGCCCCATCATTAAGGCTTCACGAATTGCATCTTTATCAAAATATGGCATCTTCGCCAAAGATCGTATCTTAGTACGATTCATTCTGTGTCTATGAAATATATACTCTGCTTCGTTTATGTTTGTAGCATTAGGATCTGGGAAAAAATCCCATAAGCTGACAAACTCAATACGAGGGACGCGCACATCCACTGGAGAATATTTTCTATCTCCTTCTTCATTCTCTTCCCACCTACTCAGGGTCTTATTAAAGTTAAATGGCCCTTTTACTATGCCTGTGCCAAACAAGGCTGATTCAAA